TACAGTCCTTACACTGTTAGGACTTAACCCTAACTCATCAGCTATGTCAGTACCCTTCATGCCTTTCTTTGCCATAGATATAATCTTTGGGTACAAATCTCTGTGGCCCTTCTTGCTCATTGCTCTTTCTCCAGTGCCTCAGCCGCCATCATTAAAACCGTTTGCAGTTCTTCTGCTGTTACATTTTCTTCTGGGTCGTCCAGTCGCTCATGTAAGTCGAGCAAAAGACCAACCTTCTGCCTGTTCTCAGTGCTTCCCTGTAGGGCTGAGAGGCAATCTCTAAGTAGGTCAGTGTTGCGAACTGGCCTACATCCGGGCATTTCGTCAAACCGTATTCGTTCTTCTAGTCTTTTCACCAACTCTTTATGCTCGCTCATTGCTCTTTCTCCAGTAAGGTTACGGTGCATCCCTCGCTGACGTAATGAATAGCAAAACTATCCAGATCGAAAAATATCCAAGAGTCACCTGTTGCTACGGGAATGTATTCCACCCGCGCCTTATGACAAAGCGTGTATTGCCCTGTATGAAAATTTACTGAAACTGTATCACCCTTTTTGATTAGTCGAGCCTCGCTCATTGCTCATCCTCCTGTTTCGTTTTGATCTATAGAAAAGACACAAAAGCCTCTTTTGATCCATAGAAAGTTCATCGCTCTACCCGCGCCTCAACAGCCTCCGACATCCTCTGCTCTTCAGCGTATTCTTTGGCGTACTCATCCTGCCACTTTTCTAAAAGACCCTCGCAAGACATATTGTCTAACTCATAAGATAGGTAAGAATGCATACCTTTCTTAATCATGGCGAAGTATCTTATGCCAGCCATCCAGTCGCCATGTACTGCCTTAGTTAGCAATATCTGAGCTTCCTCGCTGCTCTTGATGTGATGATTCATTACCTCATCCAGGAAGTTCTCGTCGTCCTGGCTGAGTATGGTTAGTTCTTCCTCAACATCTTTGTTCTTGATGTTTGCGTAGCCGCATGAATCAATGACGTAATCATTGATGTTTGTTTCGATGTAATATTCTAATCTGCTCATGGTGTTTCCTCCTGTGGAATGTGAATTATTATCGGTAATACTATTCTTGTCAACAACTAAAACTCAATTTGTTGAATTATTTTCTCTTCAGTGTTTTCTTCTTCATTATCAAAGACTTGGTCTATCTTGTAGTCCATTGACCTGCCTTCCCTAGAAACAAATTGCAGACTTTGGTGATGATACAGTCCGACTTTCCCTTCCCACCGGCCATGCCTTTGCTTCGCTATGATGAGTAGCTGGTCGAAAGTTTTATCAAAATATTCCTGCTCCTTCTCATCTAATTGACCAAGTTCTTTCAGTGATTCCCGTTTCTTGTTAGCCCAGCAAATAACCAAGTTGTCCACTAAGTCCACTAGGGCGCTTGAACCCTTCACATCAAACTTAGTAGGAATGTATTCTTCTCCGGCGCTCTGGGGTTTTCTAACGTGAGAGACTAGGTGAATGTGAGTATTTAGATGCTTTGCAGACCAAGCTAACCTGTTGATAATGTCTGCCTCACCTTCGCGATTCTCCACACCGATTCCACATTTAGCCAGGGAATCAATCATGATATGGTCACACTCTAATACTTGGCCGCAGTAGTTCACAAAGCCCAGTATCTTTTCAGTCTTGACTGAGTCTAGCTGGTCATAGATAACAAGATATTCATCAGCTAAGTCCATGAATGTATTAATAAATTCCTGACTTGGCTGGCCCGCTGTAAGCCCTGCGGCTTGCTGGCACATTCTCCAGAGAGTTTCCTCTGGCTTCATCTCCAAACTGGCAATCGCAATCTTTTTCCCCTGACACATTAACGACAGTGCGATTTGGCCCGTAAGAATCATAGATTTTCGGTGACCAGACATACCACACCACAACGAAATCTCGGTGGGCCTTAGCTTGAAACCCGTTACCTTAGCCCATGGCAAAAGGTCACCTGACAGCTCAAGGTTCTTTGACCTTTCGTGTATCTGCTCCCGCCAGAATCCTGCATGGTGTATCTCTTGTGCCTCGGCTTCGCCTATGATGGATATATAGTCTCTGAAGTTTACGTTATGGGGGATATTCATATTATTATCTCCCTCGGTTTGAATTCTTTATCTTCTTTTCGGTTCCTTTTCCAAGTCCTCACCGCAGCCTTCCAATCCTTCATCGGCCCAGTATTTAGCTGCCAGCCCCTTGCCTCGTAGTAATCACAGAAATGATTGCCGTCAAGGGAGAAGCCTATTTGCTGTGCATACTCTTCAACTTCACTAGGTTTGGGTCTACTAAACTTAGTTATTTGTTTATGGTTATTGGTTAGTGGTTTATGGTTAGGTGACCGTTTGTCACCATTCGTTGACGATTCGTCACCAGTCCTGCTACCTTTTGCTCTATTCTTTTTATTGATTGCTGCCCTATCATGGTATGCCCCCAGCTCTTCAGCTATGCGCTTTTGCACATAATGCTCACCTTCTAGGGTAAAGAACCGAGACAGCACAAATTCTACTGCTGCAATCTCTTCATCTGAGACTGCCCAAGTCCATTCGATAGCTTGCTCTCTGGTGGGGAATTGTTCCCTATCGTAACAACAGTCCATAATTAGCGTGTACGCGCCATGCTGAAGCATTGTCAGCTTGCCCGCTTTTATGGAGTAGTCGCCAATATTGCGCTTGTAGTAGTGCATAGTCACTCCGCTTAAATTGTTACTCCCAAAAATATAATGCGCCACGGGGGAGTGAGAGCCGTTTTCACTACGGGAGCTACCCGCAGCTAGGCGCAAGCACATGATATCAAATGTTATGTTGGATAACTAGCTACCCCAACACTCGCGTTGGATAACTAGTTAACCCTACAAACTGCAACTGCGGTTCCTATCATAAATCCGATGATAAAATCCCAACTGGGATTTTTATGCCCCTAACCCATTGATTTAACTAAGTTTAGGACATAAATTTATTTTTTCTGTACAAATTTCATGACAAAGTAGCTATAGCTATAACTCTAGGTACAGCTATAACTCTAACTATCCTATCGCTCTAAGCTTTGCCTGGATTAAGGCTTGCTTATCGGTCTCGCTCAGTCGCTCACCCTTGTCGCGTCTAGCTTGTGCAATGGCGACTATCATGTCATCAATTGCTCGCTGGTCCTCATTGGACCTATACAATGGGCGATATCTATCTTGGTCGTCTGGATACAATGCCGACCAATCTAGCCCAATAGACTCCAGCACATCTAATGCCCCGCATCCACCGTGACAATGAATCAGGACTCGGTTCCCGCCTTCTATCTCGGTGACTGATAGACTTGGTGTGCCGTCATCATGGGCTGGACACCTAGCAATCCACTTGCTGTTACCTGTTTTCCGCACCATCTCTAGCCGCTCAAGAATTGTCTCTGCTTTACTCATTCAATAACCCCCAATATGTGCCCCTTGGCAAAGTTTCAAGCACTAATGTTTTATTATTACCCTTCGGCGTAGTGATTGTATGCCTGTCAGAGCCTCCCAGGCGTATGCAGGAGCGATTTTCTGCATGTACCCCTACCCTATGTATATCAAAAGCTTTTATTCCTGAAAATGCCTCTCCGCAGGTTGGACATCTACAAATTCTCCCGCCTGGTTTAAGCTTGTAATTAGTTTTCGGCATGATTACCCCTATAGACTAAATAGCACCAGCAAAGTGAAGCCCACCATAATTAGGCAAGACAATATGGCATATACAGTCTCGGATAATTGCTCTATTTGTTTGTTATTCATGGTATAATTTCCTTTCCTTTGTGGGATTGGGCCCCGTAATTGGGGCCGCTCTTTTTACAATTTATAAAATCGGTTGCTGGTTCATTCGCACCGTCACATCATCTGGTTCTAGGTTCCAGCGTTTGGCCAATTCCATCTTGATTGACGCTAATTCTGGTGTACCTGGTTGGTATGGTTTAGTCCCGGCAAACTCGCAAAGCTTAGCCCATGTAAGATATTTGGTTTCGCCGTTATCAGTGATTTCGAAATCAATCATATTTAGCCCCTCGCTATAATGTTATTAACAACTTTCGCCATGCTTTTCCCATGAGCTGGGTAAGCTATTACTTTCGCTGATTTATCCCAACACTGTCTACAGGTGCCGCACTTGCCGTCATTGTCATAGGCTTTACACAATGTCAT